CAGGGTCTCGTCGTATCGGTCTTTGCGCCCATCCTCGCTGTCGAGCCACTTATACCAAGTCCCCCAACCCATACCCCATCCGGCCAGCAGCGACTTGACCGTGTTCCCGGCCAGTATCCGCTCGAAGATCACATCCTCCCCAATCTCGTTGAGTTGTTTGATCCGCTCTCGTGTAATCTTTCCCATCGCCTCAATCCTTCAGTTCGTTCGCCAGCGCCATGTAGGCTGACGCATCCACATAGGTATCATGCTTCGGCGCGCCCGACGTGATGCGCGCGATCTTCAGCAGGGCCATGCACACGGCCACGTCATGCCCATCGACCTCATAGTTCAGATACGCTGACCACATCGCTGCGATGCGATCAAAGTTCTGTCGCGGCGGGCCATACTCAGCCTGCCGATCCCCATTGATCAGGTCGTTGGCCTCGGCCAGTGTTTTCGACCTTACATTCTCTTCCTCAAACATGACCATCTCGGCCCTCCTTCCAGTGAGTGTTTGACACCGCCCCAAAGTGCTCAGGTGCCCAGTGCTCAGTAGTTTCAACTCCTTTACTAAAAACATGAACTGTGTGGATTTACCCCCCCAAATCTTTATACTCAAATCAATCCATGTGGATTACCATTTCACTAAGCACTAAGCACTTTTTATTTCTTTTTTAAAAAAAAAGAAAAGAAAATAAAAGGGTTAGCGAAGTGCTCAGTGGGAGTGCTCAGTGCAGTGCTCAGTGCAAAAAACCCCACCGAGCACCGCCCGTCCCCGTCAAAACGGCACGTCATTGAAATCGTCCGCCCCCTCATGCCAAGCCTTCACCGCCTCAATCGCCTCTTCCCCGTCGCTCTGAGCACTCCCCTTGAACCACACCCGGTGGAGTGATCCCTTGATCCTGACCCGCTTCCTGGCCGTCTGGCGATACCCTAAATCCCGCAAGATGTTTGCCATGACGCGGCTCTGGGGAAGCTGGCCACCTGCCATAGTCACACAGTTGTTGAGGTGTGTGAAATCCAAGACCTTGTTGCTGACGATTTCGCAGGCATATTCCTCAAGCGCATCCTCGACAGCCTGGCGGTCATCAGAGATATTCGCACTGCGCATTTCCTTGAGGCCAGCCGTGACGGGTGCCCGCCCGTGCGGGTCGAAATTAGGCGACAACCCGTTAGCTGCCCGATCCAAGAGGAAACGCCCGATGGCGTCCACACGCCTGTTGCTTTCCGAGAACAGGCGATCAAAGTATCGGCCCGCCTCTTCGCGCCCACCGTGCTGCTCGAACAGGTCTGACTGCTCGTAATGACGGGTGAAGATAACACAGTAGCGTCTGTCATTATCGCTGATCGGCACGGCGTCTTGGTGGTTGGTCGTCATCAGGTAAGACGCGAAGTTCGGCGCGTGGTAGCGGGTTGCGCCTTTCGGCTCGACGGCGATGGTGTCGTTGGAGATCATCGGCTTGAGTTGGTCCAAGACGCGCCACTTGTTTGTGCCGCTGATCCTGATCTCTTCGATGCCAATAAGCCGACTGCCCACCGCCCAATCGTTGAAGGGTCGTTCAACCATGCTGGTGTTGATGACCGTCGCGTTGCGGCCCAGCAGGTTCTGCATGACGTGGTAGAAGTAGGTCTTGCCGTTACCTTCGATGCCCCAGAGCAACATGCCCCAGCGCACACGCCTGCCGGGGTTCGCGTAGACGTAAGCCAGAAAGTCCATCAGCAGGTCGCCCTCGCGCCGATCTGCGATGGTGTTGCGGACGTGCTGGACGAAGAGATCAACCACGGCCTGACCGTCATCGTCCTGATCCAACGAGGCGCAGGGCTTGGTTCCGCTGGGGTGGTAGAGGTTGACATAATCCTTTCCGTCGTCGCCGCTGAACATGGCGGGTTGACCGGGCCAGTAGAGGCCGCGCAGGACCGTGGGTATTTGGACCACCTGCAACGCATAACTGGCGGCGTCGGTCTCGGCTGCGACGACTTCGGGCATCCGATCAAACTTTGCCCGAAATGCCTCACGCTTGATCTGGTAGTCGCTCATGGTGGTGTTGATGAACACGCAGTCGGCCTCGCCGTAGACCCAACCCTCAAGCCACGCGGGCGTCTCGGCCTCGTCATAGCCGTCCCCCGCCCGACCCCGGCGCGTCAGGGGTTTGAAGGATGCCTTGACCTCGCGCAGGCCCATGCCTGCGTCTTTGGCGTAGACCTCGTGGACGGTCTTCGCGAGGAGGCTGCGGATGTCGGGGGATAGCTGCACCTCGTTGAGCGCCTGGACGCGCCGCTTGAAGGCGGCGTAAGAGGCGCGGTCGTTGACCTCGGTGGCCTCATCTTCGAGGGACTGGGCCACCTTGCTGTCCACGGCGACGATACCGCTTTGAGCCATGCCGCCTGACGCTTTGATGACGGAAGCCATTGTCACTGGGCGTGACGATCCCCCAAAGCTGCGCCACTTGGTCTTCATGTGCCGCGCGTCATGCTTGGGGGATTGCTCGGACCAGAGCAGCCATTTTTCGTATCCAGAACCCTCTGTCTGGTGATAAAGCGCCATGCCGACGCGAAGCCACTGGTCATAGTCCAGATCGTGCGGCGGGTAGTTTTCGAGGATTGCGTCAACCTGATCGGGCGTCAGGTCCAGCGGCTGATTGATAACGGCGATGCTCAGATCATCGTCTTCGCGCTCGGCGCGCACAATGCCGCCCGACTGCTCTGGCGAAATTTCGTCGGGGACTTCCCACGGGCCGTCGCCGTCTTGGGCCATTGACCACGGCTCAACGCCGTTGCGGTGTGAAGCTAGGAACATGATCTGGTTGACCGTGTAAGAGCAGTCGTCCAGCCCGTCGAGGCCGATGGCCTGGGCGATCTCGTCCACGACGACCGGGTACTCGTCAGGGGTCACCGGGCGCGAGAGCGGAACGAAGACCCGAAAGCGCGGAGCCTCGGGCGTGTGGCGGAAGGTGGTGTACGCGGTGAAAGCGCAGTCGAGACCCAGCGTCAGGGCGAGTTCGACATCCTGCATCGTCGTTCCCTCGGGCAGGCTGTCGTAATCCAGCGAGGCAATGGTGCGGGTCGCGATGTTCTCGGCACGGCCCGCAGTCTCATCGGCGCGCAGCCCGCCGACGATGGCAGAGCGCCTGATGCTCTCCTCCTTGGTGTCGTAGGCCACCGAGTGCGTCACTTGGCGACAGAACTTGTCCCAGCCAAGCTCTCTTGTCTCGGCGCTGGCGAAGTTCTTGCAGTATGTGAACTTAACGCTCATCATTTGCAGCCTCGCTTGCGCGCAATGCCTCCACGACTTCGTCAAAGTCGAATCGGTAATGACCCCCTGGCAGACGTAAGGCGGGGATGTCACCAGCGTTGGCAAGCTGCACGACCTTCTGCTTGGAAAGTCCTAGTTTTTTCGCGAGTTGGCTAGAGCGTAGCATTTTCGTGTACCTTTGTGTTGCATCGTGTCGAAACGTAGACTAGGGTCGGCCTCACTGCAACAGAAAGGCAAACGAAAAATGATCGAAGAAACAATGAAAGACCTCACCGAGGCGACGGATGAACTCCGCAAGGAGATTGAAAAGCTGACCGCAGCGCTAAAAGCGCAGCCAGCAGCAGTAGCCCCTACAACGCCCAAAGCCAAAAGCGCAACGCCCAAGCCCCAGGCCGACGACGCGCCGACCGAAGACCTCAAGCCCTTGGCCCTCAAGCTGTCGCGGGCTGGGCACAAGGCTGCGATTCGCGCGAAGCTGGACGGCTACGGGGCTAAAAAGCTGGACGACCTTACCGCCGAACAGGCGGCAGAGGTTCTGGATTGGCTCAAGACGTTGGGGGAAAAATGATGGGGGAGATAGCACACGCCGCGCTGGGTGCGTCCAACGCGCACCGCTGGATGGCCTGCCCCGGTAGCGTCGCTGCCGAGGACGGCCTGCCCGACCAGAGCAGCCCCTTCGCGCTGGAAGGCACCAAGGCGCACGATCTGGCAGAGCGCGTCTTGCGGATGGCTCACCTGCCTTCGGAGGATCGGTAAATGTCTGACAAATTGAATAACGCCTCCGCCAAGGCTAACGAATATCTCGACATGTTCGAAGATAGGGAGATGGCCGACTACGTCCGCGTCTATGTGGACTACGTTAATTCCCTGATCGTTGATAGCGATGACTTCGCCATCGAACAGCGCGTGGACTACAGCGACTGGGTGCCGGGTGGCTTTGGCACAGCCGACGCCGTGGTTCTGCGGGGCCAGACCCTACACGTCATTGACTTGAAATATGGTATGGGTGTGCGCGTCGATGCCGAAGAGAACCCGCAGGGGATGCTCTACGCGCTGGGTGCTTACTCTTGCTATTCGATGATCACGGACATTGAGGATGTGGTCATCAGCATCGTGCAACCCCGGCTTGACCATATCAGCGAGTGGAAAATTAACACCCGCGACCTTTTGAAGTGGGCCGAGTTAGCCAAGCAGCGCGCCGAAGCCACGCAAGAACCCGACGCACCGCGTCAACCGGGCGAGAAGCAATGCCGCTTCTGCAAAGCCAAAGCGACCTGCGAGGCGCTCTACGACTACACGGCGAAGGTTCTCGGGTCTGAGTTTGATGACCTCGACAACATGCCCAAGGCCAACACGCTGACCGATGAGGAGATGCGCGCGGCGCTGGATGCCAAGCCGCTGATTGAGGGGTGGCTGGGGGCCATTGAAAAGCTGGCGAAGCAGCGGCTGGAAGATGGCGACAGTTTCCCCGGATACAAGCTGGTTGAGGGGCGCAGCAACCGCAAGTGGGCCGACGAGCGCGAGGCCGAGGTGAAGCTGATCGCACTGCTGAATGACAAGGCGTTCAGCAAGCCGAAGATCATCTCGCCTGCGCAGGCCGAGAAGGCGCTGGGCAAGAGCCGCGCGGCTGAGATCAGCAGCCTGATCGTAAAGCCGCAGGGCGCGCCGACGCTGGCCCCAGAG